GATAAGGAATTCTGATGTTGTCTTCTGATGCTCGAATGGCGTGAACCCCGGAGGACGAGGCCACGTATACTCTGATAGGTTCATTTTTTCTTACGTTCCTTAGTACTTACTTCTGATACGACTTTGTGGTTTGATCCACGCTTAAATGATCGATTGGCTGATGGGGTTTGAAGTTTGGTTCCGTTCTTGTTAGAGCCACCTTTAGATAGCGCCTTGATATGAGCAACATCTTTTCCTTCGCGGACGTCGGCACGTCCATCTTTGTTTTTGTCTGCATTTTTATTATCTATACCTTCTCTAGCACGCTGACGCTCTAAGCGAGCTGGGCTTTCACCACGCTCAATTTGCTGCTGATATTCTTTTTTATATGGGCGGGGTTTATTTACGTAGGGCATATTAGTTCCTGTTGTATTCACATTCTCTCACTGAGCAGAACTTGCACAGTGGGCCTTGGATTGGATTCCATACCCCATTTTCTAACGCCGCCTCAATTCTTGCAACATCTCGGGCGAGAGGCTCAATATATTTCTCTACCATTTCTGTATAGTGCATAGCCCGCACGAATTCCTTGCTGACTACAAACAAGAGAGCCGACTTCACCTTTCGAATCTCCGGAAACTTGGCGAATAATCCACAGGCGACAAGATCCAGTTGCTTCACATCCGCATATCTCGCACTCTTGCTTGTCTTGTAGTCTATGGAGTGTGCCGTCCCCGTTGTCCGATTGATAATCACCAAATCCGCTACCCCATGCCACCATACATTCGGAGCATCGAATTCGCACGACTCTAAGTTCTTCGTCAACCCAAGTTTTACTTCGCATAACTTCTCTCCGGGGATGTCTTTTAGGACGTCTAGGGTAGCTTGCATATAAGCAAACTGTTCAGGGATCGGCACCCCATCACGAATGTATTCCTCTGCCACAGTATGAGCTGTCTTTCCATACAGTGTTGCCTGTGTGTCCGGCTCAACAATGTCCTTGGCTATCTTGGTGTGGTAGTACTTCTTAGGGCACTGTTGAAATGTTTTCAGGCTACTGAATGACCAAACGATACTCATACTGTCTTTCTGTTAAAGATACGGCCCGGGCACGTATCTTGGTTGTACTACAGGTTTTGCTTGTGGTTGACCTTCGCCGTGCTCAAACCTAGCACCACGTGCGGCGGCATAAGCTTTTACCACGTGCGGGTAGTGTCTGTCTGCCGTTACGTACTTGGTGTCAATACCCCAATCATCCCCTGACGAGTCCAAGTTATACACGGGTTTGACGTCTAGCAGTTCGGCTAACGGCGAATCATCTATAACCGATAACCCATCTCTACCAAAGAACCCATAACTCTTAATTAGACCTTTGCTGTGCTGAAGTACTGGGTGAAAGTAAATTTTATTGGGGGATGCTTCAGGCACTTCGGAAAGCAAGAGCAACCCTGCGTTACTTTTACCAACTGAGTCGGCAAAGTCGGGAAGTATGCTACCCCAATCGTGCATCATTGCATTGTGTTCCCAATCTATTTTTAGCCCGTCTTTGTTGCCTTTGACCTCTACAAACATACCCCCTTTACCCCAACGGCAAGGTAAGAAAAAATCAGGTAAGTATCTAAGGTTTTTAATTCCATCGACAGTATCAACTTCCTTTTCATACCCTTCACTCTCGTACTTCCAAGGTACACCCAAGGTGTCAAAGAACACAGCCCATCGCGCTTCCAGCCTTGAGCGAAAGCGATAGCCTTTGTACGTAGTTTCAATTGCTTTAATTTGATTCATTCTTCATCCCAAATGTCGTTAGGCCAAACTAGCACAGGTGTTTGTTCACCCAAATAGCCGCCTTCAATGTTGAACTCAATGAACTCCCTAGCTTCCTCGGCATCCATGCCGTCTCGCATAAGGATTTCTCGTATCTTTTCCGCGTCGTAAACCAGTACGGATACCATAGTACTGTCACGCCAAATGCTCGCTGGGCCTATGATTGCTTCGTCATAGCCGTCGTACTTAATCATCGCTTCATACCCCGCACAAAAGCGGCAAAGCTTGCTGATGTATCACCAAAAGCTTTCATGCTGTCAAACTCTTTGGCTACTTCTTCCAATACATCATTGCGGTCAACAGGCATGACGCACTCACGCTTGGGGAAAGCCTCTCTATAGCTTATGTATTCTTGGATATCGTCATCGTCATTCATAAATCATCTAAGCCTTTCTTTAGGAATTCTTCAAAATGTTCATCATCTTCTTTGGTTTGGTACATCAACTCTACAAACTGCAAAAGATTAGCAAAGTCACCGCGAATCTCAATTTCGTCAATGTCTTTTTCTTCTTGACCATCTGGGATAAGCCCCGCCATTAACGCAAACGAAACAACGGAACTAAGTCGTACCCTTGAAATTTTCTTAACATTCTCCATAGCTTGCTCCATATCCTGCTTCGCAGTTCAGCGGTAACTCCATACCCCAATCCGGGCGGGTGCGCATGCACATCTCAACGTACTCCAAAGCAGTTTCAACTTCTGCTTCGGGTGCAATACAAGCGATGGCATCATGCACAGTCATCACAACTCGGTACTTCTTCGCAACCAAGAGCATCTGCTCACCAATCACGATACGGGCTAACGCTTGGCACACGTTCTCAATTACCTTACCACCATAAATGCGTGTCGGAATAATTGCTTTGCCCTTCTTGGTGTCGTACACCAGCTCCGACTTACCTTCGTCGTTCTCAAGTATGCGCAGGTTGGGATAGCGTAGGTACAAACCATTGGGAAGTAAAACACCGCTATTGCCATCTATCTTTAAAATATCGCCTCGGCCTAATGTGGTCTGCTGATTCTGTAATACAGCTTTGAGGGCTGTCGCCGCAGACTTCCATAGCTCAGTAATCTTCGGATACGTTGCGCGGTACGTGTCGATAATCCGTGTCGCTTCGTCCAACGTAATCTCCACATTAAAGTTCTTGAGTTGAGCTTGGAACTTCTTCGCACCCATTCCGTATCCGCACCCAAGAATAGTGGTCTTACCAACAAACCTCTCGTCCTTCGTAATTTCTGTGACGTCCTTGCTATAGATAGCAGATGCCATGATTTTGTATACATCTTCACCCCGATCAAATGCGTCAACTAAGTCGTCTTGTTCCGCAAGCCATGCTAGCGTACGGGCTTCAATTTGTGATGAGTCCGAATCAATCATCATGTATCCGTCCGGGGCAATGATTGCCTTCTTCAGCGGAGATGTACGTTGTAGGTTCTGCAAGTTGAGCTTGTCATCCCCACCCCACCGCCCTGTGTGGGCGGCATAGTAGCGTAGGGGTACAGGCAACGAGCCACGCTTGGCAATACCAAGAAACCTTTCAGTTCTTGTCTCTTCTATCGTAGACTTAGTGCCCAGTCTCGCTGCCACTAAAGATTGAACCTGTGTATTCGGATGCTCGAGCAATGCCTTGAACTCTTCGTCTGTCTTAGAGAAAGCAAAGGTTTGCTTGCCGTTTGCGGGGCTGACTTTCATCGGTGGTGATACACCATAGCCTTCCAAGATAATGGCAAACTTTACGTTGCTCATCAGGTCGTCTTTGTCGAAGTTCTCGAGTAGCTCTTCCTTGCGTTGCTTCTCCCGCAACAAATGGTCTTTGATAAGGTCTCCATTCAACTGCAACACAGGGTCGGTAAACATGCGAACAGTCAAATCAATCAGGCGCAACTCAATAGGCGGGAAGCCTTTGCTCATTGCCCCAAACAATTCCCACGTAAGCGTAACGTCGTTCTTGCAGTAGTCGCCATAGCGAGCTAACTGCTCGGGGCTGAAGTCCTGACGCCGCAAACCTAATGCATTTTCTACCTCTGTACCCTTCTCGCCAAGCCCATAGAAGTTTGACAGCACCTTTAAGCTACCGCCTACTTGCGTACCATGCAAGGCTCTACCCATAGATAAAGTATCAAGCCAACCTTTGGGGCTGATGCCGTAGACCCACTTCAAAATTGCGCCATCAAACGGGGCGTTGTGCGCAAGCGCCAAACTGTTAGCCCAATCGTATCGGGTAAGGAACTGGTGCATGGATTCACCATCGCCACTAAACCACTTGGGCTCACCATCGTTGACCTGTACGGCTACGCCAATAGTTTCGAACTGTGGGCTACGAACGTATTCCTCCGTGGTAACTTTTGTTAGGCTAAACTCCCGAGAATAATATGTCTCGAAGTCGATTGTTAATATGTTCACTGCATGCACTCCGATATAACATTTGTTAGGTATTCAAGGTTGTCTTCACGAATGATGCATGTGTAACCGCCCGATGCGTTGATCGTTTCTT